TCCGATAAAGAAACGATAGACTCATCATCAACTACATTCTGAGAGTTTCGATTATTAGTGATCCCGTATCTATTGGATTGCACAGATGTTATCATGGGAATCATAGGATTACCATCGTGTAGAATTTCTTTCTGCACACACTTTTTAAACTTATCGACCATTTCCCCGACAACTTGCCACTCTGATTTGTTACCATTGCTCTCTGAGGTCGTTTTAATATAATCAAAAGAAAAGACCATTTGATTACCCCTACCCACTTTGGAGTAATAAAAACGTTTCAATGTATTCACCATAGAGTCAACATCCATACCCCCGACGTTGTAGTAAAAAAACTTTAACTTATCAATTTTAGGCCATACAGACCTAACTTTATCAACCACATCTTGACCAGCTTTTCTCCATTTACCACTCTCAAGTAAATGCATCGAAACTCCAGACAAAGCCGCGCACTGTCGCATAATTAATTCCTCTTTACTCATCTCCCCATTGTCGAAGTGGAGAACTGGCACATCATATTTCAAACTAACTTTAGTGGAATAATCCATGCAAAACTGAGTCTTACCTACACCAGACCTCGCTACGATAACAGTTATATTACCAGCTCTCAATAGAGAGCCATAAATATCATTAATCTTTTCATGCGGCCCCATCATTCCGAATTCTGTGACTGGGTTGTTGCCTCTTTCCTCTACAAGAGCCTCCATCTCTTCATATATGTTTTCTGGCGTATCATTGCCGATCTCATAAAGGTTAATGCGAGAATTGTATACATTGTCAGCCAGCTCTATAATCTCTCTGTAAGAGGATTCTGGTGAGATGTTCTTCATCTTCTTAGCTATCTCTTGGGAAGACTCAAGTATCTCTCTGCGTATAGAGTATTTCTTTAATTCTTTTGCTGTTTTTAAAATATTCCCCTCTGGGACTTTCCTGAGCGACAAAGACTTAATATAATCAGAAGGTTTAAGATTGTCTTCAAAGGATAATCCTAAATCATTAACTCTTTGAGCTACGATAATCTCATCTATCTCATCTCCAGCGTCAATAGCTTGTTGTATAATACGGAAGACAGCAGAATGAAGAGAACTCTGCTTAGAATAAAAGTCTGAGATACTGATAAAGTTAGATATCTCAGCCAAGCTTTCTGGCTCTTTGAGTAAACCTGCTAACAGTTGCTTTTCTAATTCAAAATTGTATATCATCTCTATATGTCTTCTTCAATTAGTTCTTTAGGGGGACTCTCTAAATGATTCTCTAAAGCCTTTGTTAAGGCAAACTCCGTCATACTGCAATCAAATTTGCAATAAACCAGAGGTTTTCCATTTTCCGAAGAGACTGCCATGATTACACCTTTATATTTATCAGCACCACCAGACAATTCATAAATCTTTTCCACCATTTCAATGGGGATACAAAACTCTGGATTTTCGCTACCATCTGGTAAATTCATAAATAGATATCTTGGTTGTTGAATACTGAAGCTTGTATCTCGTCTTGAGGATAGATCTCTGCTAGTTTAATTTCGTTAGCTTTGCAGAAATCGAACTTCTGCATGTCTCTCTTTAACTGCTCTGCATACTTGAAGCGATTCTTGTGGAAGAATTTCACAAACTTTGTGTGTTGTGCGCCTTGAACTTCTACAGCAATTTTTTTATTAGCGTTATAGAAATCTAGAGACAATCTACTACCAACAACCCTAAACTCTTCGAAGACTATATCATTCTTCCAATAGTCGTAAAGAAATTGTTTTACAGTAGTTTGGAATTTACTACGGCTAGGCTTTTCCCAATCTATTAAATACTTCTTTGCGTTTTTAAGATTGCGCTCTTTACCATTTACATCAAAGAACTTCATGCCTCAACAGCTGCGACCTGTTCTCTAAAATACTCGATTAAAAATGCACTGAGATCCTTGTCTTCCTCGATATGCTTAAACAGCTTAGCTTCGCCTTGAATCTTCTCTGGGAAAGTAAAACCTTTAGAAGTTAGAAGCTCCATGAAATCATCTGTAGCTTTTAACCAAGCGCCAGCTTTAGTGATAAACTCCCATCCATAGAGCATATCTATAATTTCTTTCTCTACCCAAATCGATGTGCCTCCTGTGCGACCATAACGAATTGGGTAAGGTATTGTCGTATTGGTCTTTTCGTTTGCAGATTTTTTGATGGTTACTTTAGCGAAATGACCAATTATGGGGTTCTTCTTAACATCTGGAGTCTTGATAGAAGGGTTCTGCAAAATGAGATCCCCTTTGAATCTAGGCTCAAACTCTAGAATGTTGTTAGCAAAGTGTAGTAGCGCATTACCACCTGTAGCAGTAGTTTGTCGAATTGGGCTTTTGGAGTATGGGTCGATTTTGATATCAGCTCTGACCTGACTAATAAAGATGGCCATGTGACCACGCTTTCCTAAAGCTACACTAGTCTTTTTACAAAAATCTGATGCGATTAATGCACCTCCCGCAACTTTACTAGCGTCCTCAAAACTCTTACTGTTATCGTCTCTCCTGATCAAGCCATCAATAGAATCGACGATGAAACAATAGAGATTCTTATCCTCATTATTTGTGATAAGCTCCTTAATTAGACTCATAGCTGATTCATAAATATTACTCTCATACACGAAGCAAGTCCCCTCTTTCCATTCGTCCTGATCAACGAATTTAACTCCACTTCTCTTTTGCATCTCTGGACTCAACCTTCCTTCAGCTTTAATGTAAACACCTCTAGCTTTAGGTATTGTCTTCAAGAAATTTTTCATAAGCTCCAGAGACTCTGATGTCTTACCTCCCTCGTTGATTCCTGTGAAGCGATGCAATCCAGGACCGAAGCCTCCTCCCAGATGCATGTCAAATTGCAGGGAGCCGCTAGATACTTTATAATCTATAGTCTCTTCGAAATTGTAATGGTCTGTCTTATTAGCCTTAAGAAAATTGTTAAGGATTCCTGCTGGGTTTATGCTATCACTCATTTAAAAAGTCTTTTATGGTTCTCTTGATGCGGGACACATCTCCATCTGGTCCCACTTTATCACCTATATCATAGGTCTTATACTTCGATAAGTCAACTCTAAAATTAAAAGCTCTGAACTTTTCGTCTAGAGTCCCTTTTAGTTTATCGCTGACTAAGTAAGCTAAAGAATCAAATTTCTTATCGAAGGAGACTATGGACATAAATTCCTGAGAGTAACGACCACATAAATCGTTAAGCATTTTCATCTCCCTAGCAAAAAATACCCTCCTGCCCTTATCAGGAACTTCTATTAATCGGAAGATTATCTCCCTTTTGTTAAGAGGCTTAGGCTTGCTCACGCCGAAGCCTAGCTATGCGCTAAATCATGGTCAACCATTTTTTTAACCAAATCTAAAAAACTGCTTTTAGGCTCCCACCCTAGATCTTTACGAGCTTTAGACGAATCCCCAAAAAGCAAATCAACCTCTGCAGGTCTATAAAAGTAAGGATTAATTTCAACTAAGACTTTATCTTCATGGATATATTTTTCCTCTACACCTTCTCCCACCCATTGACACTTATCTGCACCAAACCCCGCAAAATCAAAAGCCTCTTCAACGAACTCTCTAATTGTGTGAGTCTCATTGGAGGACAGAACATACTCTTTAGGTTCTTCTTGGTTTAGCATTAACCAAATCCCCTCCACAAAATCTTCCGCATCGCTCCAATCTCTTTTAGCATCTATATTACCCAACTGTAGAGGTAAAAAATCGCCTTCGGAATATTCATTTTTTATTCTAGCGACATTAGTTGTTATTTTACGAGTGACAAATTCTTCACCGCGCCTAATTCCTTCATGGTTAAATAACCACCCTTGTATAGCAAAGATATCATAAGAGTCTCTCCACACTTTTATTAGCTGCCTAGAAGCAGATTTGGAAGCTCCATATGGACTGCGCGGTCTAGGAGGGTGATTTTCGTCTTGAGGGACCGTCAGGACATCTCCAAATTCTTCTGATGAGCCAGCTTGATAGAGCCTACACTCAGGAGTATGTGTCCTAATAGCCTCAAGAATATTCAGCACTGAAGTGCAATTAGTCTCCCATGTTTGCAAAGCAAAATCCCAACTACTCCCGACAAAACTTTGCGCTGCTAAATTTATAAAATACTTAGGCTTAAGAGCCTCAATAGTTCTAGAGATAAGGTTTGCGTCAGTTAAATCAAAATTAATAAGTTTAAATCTTTGGTCATCGATGTGAGAAATATTTTTATGATTATAAACACTCAACCTCCTTACACATCCAAAAACTACATAATCTGTATTCTTTAGTAAGTAGTCTACCATATGACTACCATCTTGACCTGTCACCCCTGTAACCACAACACATGATTTACCTTGCAACCACTTAGTCGCGTCATCGATATTTAGTATATTCATATGGTCGATTTTTTTTCCATAGTAAGTCTCTTTTAAATTTTTCATATTATTATATATTACCACACAGATTTTACTACTTTATTTACTTTTTCTATTTCGCTTGGCTCTAATTCATGATTGTTGGGTAAATAAAAACCCCAATCGTTAATTTTATCAGCATTTTGTAAATCTAAAGGGCCGTAATTTTTTGTCCAGAAAGGCTGTTTCCCTAAAGACCCACAAATTAAAGGTCTTGATGCTATATCATTATTTTTTAATTCTTTTGTTATGACATCTCTATTTGGGTGAATGATGGGATAAGCGAAATTGGAAATATATTTTTCTTCTGTTGATTCGGGAGACTGCCAGTAAGAATTAGTTAAAGCTTCTCTATAAAGGCAATAATTCTTATTTCTTTTATCGACTATTTTATCAAACTTTTTGAGTTGATTGATGCCTAAAAAAGCTTGTAGATCTGTAGATCTAAGGTTGAAACCTAAATAGTAAAACTTGTATTGTGATTCGAATTCACTGTCTATAGAAAACTCTCTCCTTAACTTCTCTGAATATTCATTGCTCATATCACGGTCCCAACCATGACTCCTTAGAGACTTCAACAAATTAAAAAGATCTTCGTCATTAGTGCAAACCATACCTCCTTCAATAGTCGATAAATGATGGCCGTAATATGTAGAGAAACAAGACATTAAACCAAAGTTACCTAGTTTGCGGCCTTTATAAGAAGAACCTAAAGATTCACAAGCATCTTCTATGAGAATGATATCATTGTTTTCACAAAAGTTTACAATATGATCCATTTCAGGGACTAACCCCAGAACAGATACCAAAAGCATAGCTTTAGGTTTTTCTTTAACTGTCAAATATTGTAAATGATCAAGATCTACCGATAAATCATTAAGATTGCAATCACAAAGAACTGGTTTAAGGCCAAGCTGGATTACTGGAGATAAATCTGTAGCCCAAGACAGTGCTGGGACTATGACACTATCTCCTCTTTTTAAGAGACCTTTTTCTATCAAAGAGTATATAGATATCAAAAGAGCTGAAGATCCTGAGTTGACAAAGACAGAATACTTACACCCTATTTTATCTGACCAGAGGGATTCGTATTTTTCAGTAAGTTTACCTTTGGTGAGTTGAGGAGAAGTTTTTAACCAATCTACCAATTCCAATATTTCTTCTTCTGATATAGTGTCTTTTACTAAGTTGATCATATCCTAAAATCATTAATTACTTCGCACACACGGCTTAGTTCTTTTTTGGTTATATTATAAGACGAAGGTAAGGAAACTCCACAATTATAAAGTTTTTCACTCACTGGAAGCTCTGCAGAACAATCCACCAAGTCTGAGTTTTGATAACAAGGCTGCTTATGTAGCGGGTAAAAAAAGTCTCTTACTTGTATGCCATTACAATCTAGATGTTTTTTGAAATCTTCTTTATAATCCGTCAAAAAAGAAGTAAACCAATGCACGGGTGTGGTATTCTCATCAAATGGTATTTCGCGAAGAAGATTATTGTTTATATTTTTAAGATAAAAATTGTGTATTTTATTCTTTTTATGTATTACTTTTTTTAATTTTTTTAATTGAGAAATCCCTATGGCAGCTTGCATTTCTGTGAAGCAAAAATTAAAACCTATAGATTCATGGACAAAAACCCCTTTTTTAGATCTGCCATGATTTTTCATCTTATAACAATCTTGAATTATATTTTCGTCTGCACTCAACACTACTCCACCTTCTCCACATGTAATTGTTTTATTAGCGTAAAAAGATAATATACCAACATCACCAAATGTACCTACATGTTTACCTTTATACAAAACACCCATACCTTGAGCCGCATCTTCTATGATCTTTAAATTAAATTTCTTCGCCAAATCTAACAAAGAGTCCATATCGCAACTTTGACCGTAAAGATGCACTGGCATAATAGCTTTTGTTTTTGGAGTAATAACCTTCAAGACATCCTCCGATGACATACACAAAGATTTTTCATTTACGTCACAAAGGACGGGAGTAGCCCCAGCAAAAATAACAGCATTAGCTGAAGCAATAAAAGTAAGATTAGGTATGATAACTTCATCCCCTTCGCCCACTCCTAAAGCTTTTAATGCACAAAAAATAGCCGCAGTGCCATTTGTCATTGAGACTGCATATTTAGACCCTGTTATTTTCTTAATAGAATCTTGAAACTCTTCATTGAGTTTATTTTCAGAGACAAATGTGGATTTAATGACTCTTTTTAACTCTTTAAGCTCCCGCTTGTCAATCCAAGGTTCAATTTGAATTATCTTCTTCATATAAAGCGTTATAAGATTTCTGTTCTCTTATGTCAGAATTATAATGTTCGTTAATCTTTTTTTTCATAACAAACCTCTCATCATTATATTTAGCATTCAATCTAGCAAACTCAATAAATTGATCATCGAATTCTTTCTTAGATTCTTTATCTCTAAAACCAGCCTCTGTGTCCCAAATTTTTACATTAATCTCACGCAAGTCTTGGTATAGACCAGAATCAAGCTTAACATCTTCAGACAACAGAGCTGATTGTAAAATATCTTTTTCTTTTTCAATATAAAATAATCGAGATTTATCTTTAATTTTTTCCAACTTGATATCTAAGATAGTTATCTTATCAAAGATCTCGCCAATAGCTACTTCTACATTCATTTTTTTATTGAAGTTATATTATTTTTTTATCCCTGAGCTTTTTGTTAGTCAATTCTCGTAAAGCATAAAATTTCGAACCTTTTTCTATAGGTAAGTTTTTCTTGCTGGAGTTGTGCCAATGCCAAGCAAAAGAATCTAAAAATAAATGTTTATCACCTATATCATTGTTTATAAACCAACCGTTTTCGACATCTTCACTTAGCTTTATATCTTTCTTGCTAATCAACCATTCAGTATTAAAAAAGGGAGACGGAAAAATAGTAAAATTAGGCCATTTTTTCCACAGAGAAGCGAACAAATCTTTACCCCATACAGTAGTAGCAGGAATTATTTCTGATTCGACAACACCCTGCAACAATTTTAACATAAATTCACTCTCTTTAAACCCAGCAAGGACTGTAGCGCAAGCACCTTGGTTAGCAAAATCTGTATCGCCTCCCCATTGATACATATATTCTTGATCGAGAATAGGTTTAAAATCTCTTAAAAAGATTATATCCATATCTACCCAAACACCTCCATACTTATACAACGCTAATATTCTAAGTAAATCACTTTGCAAGTAGTGCTTATGATCCATAGCCTCTAAGTGAGGTATCCCCTCTAGCATAGTGCCTTTAGCTTCTTTTTTTGCATCCCATAACCTTAAATCTAGATATTGTTTATATGGTCTAATTAACTCGTTATCATTTATATCATAGTCTGACCAAATTATAAGCTTACATTTTTCTAAGTTCTGTGTGGCTAGAAAAGATTTTAGACATTCTATCTCTTTTTCTGTTCTGAATTCAGTATATATATGAAATAGAGTGACATGTTCTGGATACTCATAATCCTCATCTTTTACGCTAGCCAACATATCTTGGCAAGCCTCGTAATCTTTATAAAGGATAGGGTTTTTTTCGAAAGATATGTTAAGCATAATAATTTATCACAGATGTATTCTGTTTTTTTAGGAAGAGTATTCTAATATTTTATTTTTATGAGAAGAAATTTCTAGGAAAGATTTTGTGTTTTTAGCCAGTTTATTTAAAGCATCGTATTTTTCTAATTCCAAACCATGAGACATATCTTGCCAATTATCGACAAAAACGCTAGGTAACTCCCAATCTCTGTAAACTTGTCTGACGCTACTATCTATCATAATTGGTATAGAACCAACAAGCAGAGACTCATAATTTCTGTGAGTATCAAAACCTGACCCTTCCAAACATATTGTATATTTGTATTTACCTAATTCAGTTAAATAATCATCGAAAGGCATCTTTTCATTCTCTACATGAACGAAATCTAAAGAACTTAAATAGTTTATATTTTTATCTCTATTGGGATTGTTTCCTTTAGTATGGTAAGATAGGTAAAGTTTATTAATTTTATTTTCCCATCGTATTTTATTATCCCAATGTTTTTTTATTATGTGTTGATCTCCACCAGCTCTTTCTTTTTCTTCAAACCCAATAGGCATCGCTATTAATTTTGGGTGATCTATATTAGGGGGATTTGTGCAAAACCAATATTTGATTTTGTCAGAGTTTAATATATCAAGATAAGAAGGATGACCATAACTCACGTTATAAGAAGAGCCAGCGGTGATAAGCGTGAATTTACTTTTTATTAATTTTAAAACATCTATAAATTGGCCATGATAAACATAATCTGTTTTGACAAACACAATATCTCCATCTTTTACATCTTCTGGTTGAAGATTTTCTTTTTGATGTAATCTACTTATGCCAGCGTTAACATAAAAAGAATTGTCAAAGTCTATTACATGGTCTGCTACTGTTGGCATCCAGTTATAATTAATAAAATTTAACTCACTCATAACTTATTACTTTCCAATTTTTGTTGCTTTGAAAACCTAAAGGGTGACCTCTAAAATCGTGAAAAAATAATTTATCCTGATCACAGTAAATATCTACTAATGTTTTAAAAGAACTTTCCATGCAATGCACTTCTTGAGCTTTTCTTATAACACCAATAAAATTGAAAATATTTTCAGAAACGTCATTTTCAATAACTAAAAGTTCGTCGTTTGACAAGTATGTTTTATTTATTTCAAAGCCTCTACTTTTATCATCATGAATAAAAATAAAAGGTTCACCATTAGGGTTTTTTCTCTGTAAAAGATTTTTTTCCTGTTCCGTATCCCTTTTTAAATAAAAATAATCTTTTCTTATTTCATACGGAATTCCAACTTGATCATAAAAAATTTCCCAACAATTTTTACCTTTCACCGACTTATAAAAACCATGACCTATAACAAGTAGAACTGTATCGTGTTTTTCACCATATTCAAGAATTTCAGATAACGAAGAAGCAGAAACTGTATTTTCATCGATAATCATTTTTACTTGAGAGTATTCGTTAGAATCAAATTGGCCATACAAATCAGGGTTACTTTTTAAACTGATTACTTCTATGTTTTTATTGTCTTCATACATTTCTTTAACCAAAGATAAATTTATATCTTTGCAGAAAACTTTAACTTCATCAAAAGGGGTTTTTTCCAGAATATATCGTACCATTCCATTGCAATCAAAATGGTCGCCTAAGCCTAAATGGTGATGTATGTATAGATTTTTTTTCATTCTCTTCCTCTGTGATGGTCAATAAAATAATCTTCTTGTGTGGTCTGTTTATGTATAAGACCCCACTGGGATGGATCAGTAATAGTGTCTAAGTTCAATTTTTTACTCAAAAGACTTAGAAGGGTTTGATCGTGGCGATGCTCTTTGAACATGGGAAACTCATCTTCTTGAGGCGGTAAATCTATGATAAGGTGTTCTTTTTGACAAAGACTGAGCCATTGATAAATTATATCAACCGCCTCTGGACAATTACGTACCCCAACAAAACTAGCCATATTTTGATCACTACTAATGATGTTCTCATCGCAGCCCACAACTTCTTGAGCTACTTGTTTTCTACAATATTCATTTTCTTTATGATGCCCCGACATTTCAAAAACCGCAACTCCATTATTAGCTACCTCTATTTTTTTTAAAATAGGTTCTATTAACTTTATAAATTTAGCACCACTATCAGAATAGAAGATTATATCCCCATTGTTTGTTTTTTTCAGAGTCTCGTATATAAAATAAGGTTTCCATAACCAATAACCAGCACCACGAATTTGATCCAGTATTTTATGGTTTTTCTTTGCGAATTCATTATCTATATCTTTTTCTCTATATTGGATAACCGAATCAAATCCAGCAGATATACCCGAAATAGAATTCATCTTTTGAGATTTATAAAAACCTTTATTCGCATAGTTGATTAAATATTTCATATATCGTTATATTATATATAGTTAACGAATGGAAAAATATTACGTATATCAATAGAAGTAATAATTCCATTAATGTGAGAACTCTCATGTTGCCCTAGCCAACCATTTACCTTAAAAAACGCGCTTGTGGTAGAAGGATTTTTTTGTTTGTGTTCTTGGCAAATCTCCAGAAAAACTTTTTGCATAGGTTGGTTTTGTAAATCATCATAATACAAAATAAAATCTTTAGACAAACCCTCTTTAATAAAAGAATCATATTCTGCTCTTAGACCTTCTCCTGTATGATGAGCATCAGAAAAAATTATATTTACATCTCCATTAACTTCTTTCTTAAATAAATCAAAGTCTTCTTGTTTAAACACATCACCTTTAAAATGAGTTATTTTATTTTTATTATACTCATACTTATTGACTTGAGACCCTTGTTGAGTAAGAGTGAATTCTTTTGCAATACTGGGATTAATTTTATTAATGTCAAAAGCGTATAACTCAGAATCGTCAAGAAAATTAGCCACTTGATAAAAAGTCTTAAGAACAGATACTCCTATTTCTACATATTTGGGGTTTTTAGTTTCTAAGTGGTTTTTTAAAAACATCAAAATGTCTACATAAGTCAAATCTTTGTTAATAGGCAAATCAATTAAATGTCTTACATGTAGAGGTAAGCCATAATTATCTGGGCTATCATTGTAATTCTCATCAGTGATAAAACAATCTACTGAACTTAAAGTCTCCCTATTTTTTTTCACTACGTCTTGTATATTCATAAATTTTAAAGTTAACTGTAATTATTTTTTTTTATAAATTTCTCTAAGTAATTCAATAAATTGTATTTAGTAAAGTAATCTTCTTTACTGTTTTTGATGGCGGGTAACCTCCAAGAAATTGGTTCATTCATAATCTGTTTTAGCTCTTGAATAACGTTATCAGATTCTGGATTAAAAGTTATAAATGAATTCTCATTATATGCTTTTCCTATATTTTTACAACCATAATATACAGGTACGCAGTTGTTCAATAAACAATCGAAGAATTTTTCAGAAATATATAAGTCTTCACAACTATTTTCCATACATATAGAATACTTATAATTTTTAAGAGCGTCTTTTTTAAGAGGAGGCGCACCTTTGTATCTTTCATCATTTATTGACCATCCTTTTCCAAAAATATCTACGTCTAAATCTGAATTTAAAATCTTTAGCAATAAATTTTCTCTGATATGGTAATTGGATGATTCAGGTTGTGTAGAACCCGCTAAAGCTCCATGATTAGCGACCATAAAAGACATTTTTTTAGAATAATCTACCGAATCTATACCTTCAGGTAACGAATCATTTTCTAGATATTCATTAGCAGTTGGTCCATATAAATTATTAGTATGTATATTATTTCTAGAATCATGAGAAAACAAAAAAGAAAATGTATGATGGATATTCTCTCCTTGTATTTTTTTATCACAAGTAATAACATGATCACAATAATCACCAAGATCTTTTAATGAGTTAACACTCCAAGTAGGCTCCATTGTGACAGCTATATTCTTTTCTTTTGGAGAAGAATACATTTCAGCACTATGGTTCAAAACTATTAAATAATCATAATCTCCACCTGTAGTAAACTCAAAACAATCGGGAGGTTTGCCCCAGTTGTATAGAACACGATTATTGTTATCTTCTGGAGAATCCCAAGGCGAAGAAAATTTTAATTTTATCTTTTTAGACATTAATATGAATCTCTTAAGGTTGATTTTAGATGCTTAAATTCTATTTCATCCATAGCTAATACACTACCATGCTTTGTTATAGCTTTCCCCCAATAGACTTGAAAATCCATTTTCTCAAAAGCAGTGTTAAATTCCCAATCCAAGGGTTGAGTTATTTTTGTAGACTGTAAATAATCATTAAGTTTATTTAATGCATTTTTTGTATATAGAACTGTGCATAGTCCATTTGTCGCTGGGTGATTTTTTTTACCAAACACATTTCTATCGTCACCTTTTCTTATCCAAGCCTCCCCTAAGAAAACACAATCATATTTAAAGCCCTCATCTTTACAAAACTCATTCATGGATTCTAAATAAACCATAGGGTCTTCTTTAAATATAACATCATCCTCTAATATAAAAAAATGTTCTCCTGATTCTTGATTTGATATGTCATTGACCACCTTCTTGTATTTCATACACAAAGACATTTCAGACAAAGACATTTTCCTATCAAATTTAGATTCGAAAGTTAGCAGATCAAAATTTTCGTTTATTAAATCTTCAGTTAGATTTTCTTGGTCAAAATCCTCAATGAACTGATAATCAATACCACTAAACCATTGTTTTAGCTCTTTTAACATGTGAGCTTTTCTATCTTTTAATTTAGTATAATGTATTACTGAAACTTTGTCTAAATTTTTCATTTGAATAAATCGAAGTTTAGATTGCTTGGCTCAAAATCTCCCCAAGTTTTTTTGTAAAGATCAGGAGATAGTTCTAAATCTTTCAATTCGGACCAATCGTCTATTATAATTATAGGTATACCCATCTCTTTAAATTTCTCTACCCCATGCCATCTACTAACTATAGGAATGCTTTTCATGTAAATAGCTTCCCAAGTTTTATGACAATCCAAGCCATTCCCTACAGGGGAAACTGTAAAATACGATTTTGCAATATCTCTTAAATAATCTTTTTGAGTAGAATCAACAAAATCATCATGATCTTGTATCGAAGCAGCATTTGGGTAATTGCTTTTATTCTGCAAAGGGTATTGATCAGATATTTTATTTAAACAATCATATCTCGCTGGAGGATTAGTAGATACA